TTGGCTTTAGAGCTGATGACTCTTGCGGATTCAGTCTATATGATGACGATACAAATAGAGCCGTTGCAGGAGTTTATGTGGGAGGTGTGGGCGATTCAAATTTCATGAGATTCA